CCGATCTCAAAGAGAAGGACAAGGTCTCTGAGAAGGCTGCGAAGAGAGTGCAATTTGAAGCTGATATCACAAAGCAGTTTAATTTAGCACTTGAAAACGCGCCTGAATTTAAAGATGTAGCTAATCTTGATGTTATCAAGCAATTGGCATACAATCCTCAAAATTCAAAGAAGACAGTACCCCATCTCTTAGATGAAGCGTATGGCAACGCTATCGGTGGTAAGCGCACTATCGAATCCACTACCCCTCGTGGTGGCGCCGCTCCTGAGAAGGTAGATTTCAAGAAGGCTAAGAAGGATAATAAATATCTTACTGAGGTTGTACTCACTAATCCAGAAATGAAGAAGGAATACAACAAAGGTCTTCACGAACGCATCCGACTCTAGTAATGAACAGGGTTAAGAATCTAACATTAACCCTAAAATGGCCTTAACAGACTACAAGGAAGCATTTGATAATTCTTATCAAGACATCTTCCAGAAAACATTGGTTTCTAAAGAAATCATGAATACTCGTTTCGAACCTGTACTCCGATACGGTGAATCAGTAGAACGAGTATCTTACAACATTGATAGCGTTCGCGTCCGCGACGTATCAAGAGGTTCAGCCTCAACAATCGACGCTCTAACTGACTCAACTCAGTTGCTAGAAGTGAACATTGAAAAAGAAGCAGTCTTCCACATCTCAGATGGTGAAGCTACTCAAGCTGGTCCTTTGAACCCAGGTGAAGTTATCGGTGGAAAGGTTGCACACAAAGTGTCACAAGACCTTGACGCACGATGTTTCGCTGAAGTTGCAAACGCAGCTAATACATTTGATGCAGGTGACTTAACTACAATGGCTTCAACAGGTGTTGCTATTGATGTAACAACAGCAGCAAACGTACCAAAGATGACATCTCGAATGTCTGCAAAACTGCAGTACAAAGAGAATATCCAAACTGCTACAAACATGGCTTTCGTGGTTGACTCTTACACAGCGTCAGACATCGAACAGTACTTGATGGGCAAGGATATCGACATCGCTGGTTCAGTATTCAAGAACGGATACGCTGGTGTTATCCGAAACGCACAACTATTCGTTTCAGAAAACCTACTTTCAGGTGGTACTCTTACATTCACAGATGTGAACGTAGCAGACGACACTGTTTCAATCAACGGTGTAACTTGGACTTCAAAAGCAACTTGTTCAGCAGCTGGACACGTTGATGTACACGCTACTACAGAAGAAGGTGCCGCTGGCAACTATGTAGCAGCTATCAACAACGCTAACAGCTACGCAGCAGAAGCAGGAGCAGCAGGTACTTACTTTGAAGTATCAGCAGCAGACCGAGCAATCCTAGACGACGCTAATATCACAGCAACACTCGTGGGTGCTACTGTAGTATTGACAGGTGCAGGACGACTCGTACTTGCAGAAACTGAGACTAACGCATCATGGGGAAGCGAATACATCTCTTGTTACTTCGGTAAGAAGGGTGCTATCGACCTAGTGGTACAAGACCTCTCACCAGTTGATATGCGTATCACTGATGACCGACGTGGAACTAACGTGTTCTCTTCATACCTAGCAGGTATCAAGACTTTCACAGATGGATCAAAGCAATTTTTGAACGTAAAAATCGCTCCGTAGTCCAATCGGATTTCTACTCTGCCCCTTTACGGGGGTGGGGATAGGAATTTGATATAATACATATATGACAAAAGCCGAAATAATCACAAAAGCACAACTTTATTTAGATGACACTAGTGAACTCTCCACCCAAGAGTTTTCTGATTTATTTGACAAGGTATATAGGCGTATCACCGCTGACCGACCTTGGGAGGGTACAAAGACAGAGGACAGCTCTCAAACAACATCAACATCAGTTGAATACGTTGCACTTCCTTCAGACTTTTTATTTTTAACAGCTAACTACAATTACACAGATGCCTCATATGAAGCCAGTCGTCCTGTTGTCTTCCGTGGCACTAACAGCTCTCCTTATCAAGTTATTTCTTGGTCAGATCGCCGTCGTTACCGTGACAATGAAGGATATGCCTATGTTGACTTCGCCAACAGCCGGCTCTACTTCACCAAGCAACCTACAGTAGCTGAGTCAGTAGAGTTTGATTATCATGCACAGCAAACAGCTTTGGGTGATAGTGATTCTCCTTGGTTCCCTGCAGAATACCATGACTGTCTCTATCACTTTATGGTGGCAGATGACTACATGATTCAGCAATCAGATAAAGCTAAGAGTTATGCGAACGAGAACATGGCGGCTGGTCAAAAGATTCTGGACAGCATGTACTACTGGAACGCTCAATTAATCCAAATCTAATATGGCTGTCAGTAAAAAAGAAATCAAAGCCTTCGTTTCAGGGACACACAACCTCATCGACGATGAGCTTATTCCGCGTGACGCTGCTTCAGAATCTCTAGGCTGGCTTACTAAAGACGGAAGGATTGAACTAATGTATGGACGACAGGCTCATGGCGATGAAGGTACTGCGGGAAAGATGTACGGACAGCACGTAGGCTATAAAACAGACGGTACTGCTGTTTTCTTCCGTAAGAAGGACACTATCGTTCAATATTTAGATGGAGACACTTGGACTGATATAATCACAGGACTAACCGCTAGTGACATGACCTTCACTAACTACTCTTCTCTAGCTGGTAATGCCACATACATAACCTCACCGGATGATGGTCTCTTCAAGATTATGACTGCTAACCCAGGAAGTTATGCAGACATGTATGACAGTACTAAGAACTTTAAAGGTTTCTCTTTTATTGATAAGGGTCGCATGATGATGTGGAATACCGCTGATGATACCACTGGATTATATGGCTCTCACATTGACGCTCAAGATTCAGATGTCTACACAACAGTATCAGCTGAAGCTCTAGCTGCGGTGGAGACAGGTACTCTAGCCTTTAAAGCTGGTGGCTCTACTCGTACATGTTTTGCGGTAGAGATAACAGACACCTCATCTGGTGAAGTCTTTTCTGATAACTATGACGGCACCTTAACTGGTGACTCGGGAGGAACCGGAACTATTAACTATATGACAGGTGCTTTCACTATTACTGGACAGACTGGAGCTGGAACCGCTGACTACCAGTGGGTTGATGATAATACTGACGGTGTAACTGACTTCACCAAGTCTGCTACACGCGTAGCCGGTGAAGGGTTTACTGTACGACAAGACGCTGGAGGTGACGCTATTAAGGTAGTTGTACCCTTTGATGGTTCTTACTTCTCATTTAAAGCAAACTCTGTTTATAAATTTACACTAAATGTTGATGACACTAATCCAACTAACGAGCTCTTCCTTACTAACGTGGGTGTGGAGAGCTTACGATCAGCCGTTGGTACCAGCTCCGGTATTGTATTCCTTAATACAGGTAATCCTAGTAAGCCCGTAGTGAACATATTGGAACGCAACCCAGTAGGAGATAACTTTAACACTAGAGCGCTATTCCCTCAGTTTAAGTTCGAGAACTACACCTATTCTGATGTACTAGTAGACTCATGGGATAAGTTCATTATCATGGGCTGTAAAGAGGACTCAAACGAAAACAACCGCTTACTGATGTGTGATATGCGAGAAAAGACTGTAGACGTTGCTCCATATGGCATCCGAACCTCTTGTAAAGATGATGGCTTCCTCTACGGTGGTGATCCAGTTGCAAGTACCTGTTACGAGATGTTTACAGGTTTTGACGATATGGGACTCAATGTACAGAATGTGTGGACCGGATCAGGAGACCATTACGGTAAGCCAGATGCACTTAAAAAGACTAAGAAGTTCAGAATGAGAGGAAAGATTAGTCCAGACCAGAGTATTAAAGTATCTGTTTCACGTGATAACGGTGAATGGCAACACGTAGGAACCATTCTTGGTTCAGGAGACTATGTAGACTACAACACCTCCTATGCTATTGGAACTATCTACATCGGACAGGATACTATTGGTGGAGGAGACAGTATCTCAGCTTATACATTTTTAATGGAGCTGAAGGTACGCCTTTCCAAGTTTAGGAAACGACAGATACGATTTGAAGCAGAAGGGATGGGGTACTGTGCGATGCAGTCAGTTACAGATTGGGACATTTGGGAGTATGAAAATAGGGTACCTAAAGGATACAGGACAAAACAGAATGTTAGTCTCGACGGAGCAACAACCGACGAAGCTAGCCCTACCTATTAACATGTTATAATTAACCAGATATGGCAACCCCTAAAATAATCGCAGACTTTGAAACTCAATTAAGTACCGCTCTAGCCGTCGGAGGTACTTCTTTTACTTTAGCTTCGGCTACAGATGATGATGGCGTAGCATTACCAGCAGGACTTTATTACTTTACCGTAGACAACGGTTCCTCTCAGAAGGAGTATCTAGCAGGTACTCTATCAGGAACTTCAGTAACAAGTGTACTCACAGTATCACGACAGGGAGCAGAGACATCAGGAGCAGTTAGGAAGCACCGAGTAGGAGCACCTATCATAATGACAGACTTCGCTACCTATAAGAAGTACATGGATGAGATTGCTACAGCAGGAGCTTCTGACGCGGATAACTCAACTAAGGGAATAGTAGAGACAGCGACAACAGCTGAAATAGATGCTGATACAGCCAGTGGTAGCACATCCGCTGAATTAGCAGTTACTCCTGATAAATTAGTTCTTTCTAAGTACGGAACTCAATTACCTAGTTCAGATGAGAAGGATGCTTTAGCTGGAGGTGGTGACTTCGGGACCCCAGCGACAGGTAATAAGTATGTAACAGAAGATTACCAGACTGCTAATCCTAATGTGGTCATAGAAACATTTACAGCAGACGGTACATGGACCAAACCAACTGGGGCACTTTCAATAAAAGTTATTGCTGTCGGTGGAGGTGGAGCAGGAGGGGGAACTTATAATGAAACCGCAAGCGGTGGTGGTGGAGGAGGAGGTGGCGGTGGATACTCAGTTGGAGTTTTTGATACTTCTGAGCTGTCAGCAACAGAGGCTGTAGTCGTCGGCGCTGGAGCAACAGGGGGAACCTCAACAGGAGCAACAGGTGGAGTTTCTTCTTTTGGTGGAACTGTCCTCAAGGCTAATGGAGGTGGAGGTGGGGGTGGATATAATACATCTGGAACAGGAACACCAGGTGGTGGTGGATCAGGAACTATAGAAGATGGAGCTGTTGGAGGTGGGGGTTATTCATCTGGTTCAAACGCAGCATCAGGAAGACAGGCACCAGGTGGCGGTGGTGGAGCCCTTGCTTCCTACACTAGCGGCGGAGGAGTTAACCTATTGGAAACAAAAGCTGGACCCTCTGGATTTGTAGCAGGAACTAATGCAACAATGGTAGTTGCGTGTGGAACTGGAGGTGGTGCAGGTACAGACTCTACTAATAGAAATGGTGCAGCAGGTGGTGTCCCAGGAGGAGGTGGAGGAGGAGCTTGGGGAGGTGGCTCTGCAACAAGTTCAACTGGAGGAGCTGGAGGGCGTGGTCAAGTTGTAGTAATTTCATACCTATAATATGTCTAATACATCACTAACAGTAAATATCCCAGAAAAGGAACCGGTACCATTGGATACTACTCCACATGCTAATTACCTATCACCATCAGCTTATTTAACTAATGATGCTAGTACTCCAACTCCAACCCCACCACCATCCGGAGGTGTGGCTGAAGTGCCGACTGCTACTGGAGTAGCCCCCTCTTCAAGAGAGGAACAGATTGCGGGTATCCAAGCACAAGCACTAAGTATTCAAGACATTCTTAATCAACGCTCTTTACTAGAGTCAGTTGAATATGACGAGGGTGAGGAATATAACCCGTTTGATGAGGAAGCAGCTAAGAAAGAGGCACGTCGTAATCAACTTAAATTACATCAAGCAGAGATCGACGCAACCAATCAGGTGTACGACCAACTCTTATCTGAAGCACGACTAGAAGGAGAAGGACGACTAGGAAGCCAGCGAGCTATGGCAGCGCGTGGAGGTATTCTCGGTAGTGACTTTGCAGGTGCTCAGAAAGGAAAAGTACAAGGATACAACACAGATATACAAAGAGGTATCCAAGCAGAACGAACCGCAGCTATTGGTGTGATCATGGGTGATGTACGTACACGAGTACAAGAAGAAGTAACAGCCAAACGAGAAGCTAAAGAAGCTGGTGCCGCTGAGTATAGTGATTACCTTGCTGGTAAGAGTCAACGACAGAATGAATATAAACAACAACTAGCACAAACAATGTTGCTACAAGGAATGGACATCAACGACTACTCAGAAGAAGAATTAAATGAAATGCTTAAAGGCTCAGGACTTAAGGCTGTTGATGTAATGAATGAATATGCTATTCAGAAGGCGGGGGGAGGTGACGAGAAGAAATACACCCTTAAAGAGGGTGAAACATTAGTGAACTCCGCGGGTGAAACAGTGGCCTCTATTCCAGGCGAACCAGTTGTCTATAAGGAAGGTGACTTGATTGTTAATGCAGATGGAACTACTACTAAGGTAAGTAAAACGACTGCTCCTAAATCTACTGGTCCAGGCGGCACAATTTATGGTGAGAAGGATATTCCTGGTGATGTGAGAAACGACCTTATTGATGATATAAGTGCAGGACAAACAGAACAACAACTTATAGCTCTGTACCCAGATGTTAATCTTGAAACCATTCAAAGTTTTGCTGGACAGTTTGCTCCAGTAGAGGAGAGTGGTAACTTCTGGGACTTTATACCAGGAGTAGGGGAATAACATAACTATGGGAAGACGCGACAACCAACAACAAAATACTTCTCAGTTGGGACGCAGAGATAGAACAACTCAATCCCAGACTGTCACACAACCTACGCCAGCGCGTGAGGGTAATTTTCTTACAAACGCACCATCTAATCTAAAGATGCTCGCTCGCGGAGATATTAAAGCAAGAGATGTTGTTCGTAATGTCCCTGGAGTTGTTAAGAGAGGCGCTGTTAAAACTGCTGAAGTGGTCACTCCTGCCCTCACTAACTTTACAAAAACAACAGGGGGTATCCTTGGTGAAGGTGTTGCTTATGCAATTGACCCTAATGTCAGAAAACAATATAGAGCTGGAAATACAGAGATCCTCCCTCATATAACAAAAACGTCACAAAAAGACCTTTTAATAGACACTTTAGCAGCAGGTATTGAAACCGCTGTGATTCGTAGTTCCCCTAAAGCATTTACCGGTACTAAGAAAGTACGTGCTACTATAGGAGGATTAGAGGGTATAGGATTCGCCGTTGCTGAAGGTTTAGCCAAAGGGCAATCAGTAAATGAAATCCTAAAGAACGCAGGGATTTATGGAGTCACAGCTTCTGCTTTGGGGGTAGCTCTACCATGGTTAAAACCACTTCTAAAGAAAGAAATAGGACGCGCACCAAAGGCTGTTGTCACTGCCCTTAAAAAGGAAGCTGAAGAAGCAACTTCTGTGATAAGTTATATTAATAAAGAAGATGAAAAGGTTTACACAACATTAACTCGTGAAGAACTTGAGTCTCTCAGGGATGAAGTTAGAGTTATCCCAGAACCATCAGGAAACGAATCTCAGATTCATTTAGATGCAAAAACCTCCACTCTTGAATCACAAGGTAAACTTATCTCAAGGGATGAGTTTATCGCGGGACACTCACAAGCTGGTGATGTGCTAGGAGGCCCTAAAGGAAGACGTGTACCATTAGATGCAACTCAACAACCTATTCAAGCTGAACAAATCCCTATTGGGGGACCAACTAAGGGCGCTTCAAGACTAGAGGCTCGTTTAGTCGCTGAAGCAGAAGACCCTGTCAGAAAAGCGGGGGTGAGTAATTACGCTCGTTATTCAAATAAAGCAGATGCTCCTGAAGTGACGGGTTCTTCAAATCCTGAACAAATCAAAAGAGCCACTACAGTCGTTGAAAACTCATCGCCAGCAGAAATAAATGCTGTTGTCAGTGGAAACACACCAGTACCTGATGGTGTTTTAAGAACTGCTTACCTGAAAGCAGCTACTGAGAAAGCATTATTAGAAGGAAACTCAGGATTGGTCAATCGATTATCACGAGCTGTTGGACAGTTGGCGCGTAGGTTCGGACAAGAAATTCAGTTCACAAAGAACTTTGACCAGCTTGATCCTGTGACTAACATTGCAGACATTCTAGCTGTCCGGCTTAAAGCTGCTGAACGTAGGATGCCCAAAGGTGTGACGGTCAGGACTGAAACAAAGAAGGCTCTCACAGAGGCTACTGGAGCTACTAAGAAGAGTCAATTAAAGTTCGATGAAGCTGAAAAGTTAATAGATAGTATCCTTTGTTAATATGGCACGTGTTTGTTTACCAAGAGAGTTTAGAGAGAATCTAGTTACCGCCTTAAAGACGAAGGCTCTTTCTCTTCCTGATTTGTATAAAATGACGTCGGCTCAGCGTAGAGCTAATTTTGCTAAATATGTACCTGAAGAACAGGTTGGTATCGTTAATGCTAAGTTTGAACAAGCGATGCTTTCAAATCAAAAGAACTCACTTAAAAATTGGGTGATTTCAAGTACATCTGCTAAAGACCCAATTCGTAAGGATTTACTTAAAAGAGTAGGTCGTATCCAAAAGGTATTAAATACTGCTGAAGAAGGTAATTTTTTAGAAGACTTAGTGGAGCATAAACTTGGTATTAAGGTCACAAAAGAGGAGACTGAAACAATAATGACAATGAAGAGGGCTATTGATGATGCTAAGGTTAAAATTGGACCAGACACACCTCTAATTAGTGAAGACAGACTGAGGTATGGATTATCGTTAAGAACCTTTAAAAACTATGTGGGTGATTTGAAGCTTAAAACAGAGAGGCTTTCAGGTAAAGAACGATTAAAACTTGACTCAACGACATTTAGGACGAATATTGTCGATGTTATGGGAGCAGCAAAAGCTCAGAAAGCAACTCTCGATCTCAGTTACTCACTACGACAAGGTATTAAAGCACTACTGGCGGGAGACTATAAAATTTGGGGCAAAAGCTTTGCGACTTCAATGAAGGCTTTTGGAAAAGAACTTTTCCAAAAATCTCCTGGACTTTTTAAGGATCGCGATGGTGCTGTCTTAGATTCAATATATGCAGACATATATTCACGACCTAATTCTCTCAATGGAAAGTATACCGCAGCTAAAGATGGATATAATATAGGACTCTTATTTGAAGAGGCCTTTCCTTCACATTTTCCAGAAAAAATACCAATCTTCGGGCGCTTATTTAAGGCCTCTCAGACTGCTTATGAGGCGGGTGCTGTTCGGATGAGAGCTGATTATGCGGATTATTATATTGACTTGGCAGAAAAAAATGGAGTGGACATGCTTGATGAGGCTAATGCCACCGCTGTTTCTCAGATAGTAGGGTCTCAAACTGGCCGAGCTGGACTTGGGAGATTAGAGCCTCAGGCGCGACTATTAAACGTGGCTCTTTTTGCACCCCGCTTCCTCACTTCTAACTTTAATACACTCACAGCACACTGGTTTAATCCGGCTATTAAAGCAAATAGTTTTGCCGTCAAGGAAGCGAGGAAATCTACCTTAAAAATCATTGCTAGTATAAGTTCTCTTTTAACAGCTGCAAAGGCTATGAAACCAGACAGTGTAGAGAGTGACCCTCGTAGTACTAAGTTCGGAAAGATTAAAATAGGAGATGACTTATGGGTCGATATAACAGGAGGGATGTCGGGACTAGCTGTTCTGGCTGCGCGACTTTTTTCCGGAAAAACAAAGTCAGCGACTGGTAAAATAATCTCAGGACGAGTCAATGCCTTTGGTGCTCAAACCTCATGGGACACTCTTGAACAGTTTGTTGAGGGCAAATTCTCACCAGGTGCAGGGGTTGTTAGAGACTTCTTAAAGGGCTCTAACTTTCATGGACAAAAACCCAGCTTAGCAACTACAATTATTGCGTTGGGTGTTCCTATTTCAGCAGAGAATATAGCGCGTGATTTAAAAGAAGGGAACGATGATTTTCTACTTGCCTCGCTTCTTGAAGGCTTTGGTTTATCAGTTAGTAGGGATTCATTAGGTGGATATAGTAAACAGTGGGACTCTCTCAAAGATAAACATGGGGTGGCTAAACAAAATGAAGCGCTGAAGCTTTTAACTGCCAATTTACGTTCTCGTCTAGACAGGATTGAAAGGACGCCTAGATGGAAGAACGCTACTCAAGAAGAGCGTAACAAAATCATCGATAAGGTAAAGAGAGAGGAGACCGCTAAAATAATGAACCGTTACGGAATTAAATAATGTTATAATTATCACATATGAACCCTGAACAACAAGATAACCCAGAATTAGAAGTAATCGCAGAGAACGGGATTAAAAGTAATGAATCCCTAGACGATATCTCTAGTAATACTGAAGCATCAGCAGTTAAAAATGCTGAGTCTTCTGATACCTTAAAAGAAATTGAAGGTAATCAAGAGCACCAATTAGTACAATCAATGGAAAATACTCAAAAAACCATTGAAGCTATTACTCCTAGCCTACAAGCACAGGAGCGTTTGGCTAATATAACTACTGCTTTGCTTACTAATCTGGAAGGTCCAGAGGGTGAGAAAGGAGACAAGGGTGAGAAAGGAGACAAGGGTGAGCAGGGTCCAACTGGGAAAGACTCTAAAGTTGCTGGTCCAAAGGGTGATAAGGGTGAACAAGGTGATAAGGGTGAACAGGGTGATAAGGGTAAGGATGGTCAGGATGGTTCAAATGGTAAGAACGGTAAAGATGGTAAGGACGGTAAGGACGGTAAGGACGCTGACTCTAAGGTAATTGTTAAAGAAACCACTAAAGTAGTAAGAGAAAAGCTCGGAGAAGAGATGTCAGAGCGTCAAAGTAAGGATATTGACCGTATTCAGAAGCATGTATCCTCAAAAACGTACTCTACAGGTGATTTAGATGACACTCAGGACGCTACTACAGGTCAAATTATGACCAAACAAAGTGATGGTTCATGGGCTCCAGCTACCGCTTCTGGTACAGGAGACATGCTTCAAGCTACCTACGACCCTACATCAGTAGCTGGTGACGCCTTTGATATGGACGAAATGGTGGAAGGTACCGCTAAAATACTAACAGCTTCAGAACGAGCAAACATCGCAAACGCTGTATTGAAGACAGGTAATCAGACAGTAGCAGGAGTAAAGACATTCTCTAGCTCACCAGTAGTACCAGCTCCAACAACAGACCTACAAGCAGCTACCAAGAAATACGTTGATGATAATGCAGGTGGAGGAGGTGTAGACACTTCAGGTACGCCAGTAGCTAACGACTTTGCACGATTTACTGACGCTGACACTATTGAAGGACGAAGCTATGCTGAAGTGAAAGCAGACCTAGACTTAGAGATTGGAACAGACGTACAGGCGTGGGATACACACCTCGACTCTATTGCAGGATTGGTTCCAGGAGTAGAAGGACGAATGATTACCTCTAATGGACTTGGAGGGTATCAAATCAGTACAGCTTCAGGAGTGAGGAGTTATATCAACGTAGAAGATGGTGCAGATGTAACAGACGTAACTAACGTAACAGCAGCAGGTGCTTTGATGGATAGTGAGGTTGATGCTGATATTAAGACTCTTTCGTTACCAGCAAGTACAACAATCTCAACCTTTGGTGCATCAGTTATTGATGACGCTTCAGCTTCAGCAGCACGTACCACTTTAGATGTAGACCAATCTGGAACAGATAACTCTACAGATGTGACACTAGCAGGAACACCCGACTATATAACACTTGCTGGACAAGTTCTAACAAGGAATCAGATTGACTTAACCACTGATGTAACAGGAAACCTTCCAACATCTAACGTAGCTGATCTCTCTGGTACTAACACAGGGGATGAATCTACAGCGACAGATAGTGCTGAAGGAGTCGTAGAACTTGCTACAGACGCAGAGACAGCGACAGGTACAGCTACCAACAGGGCTATCACACCTGCCAACCTAGCTTCAATGGGGTATGGAACATCCAATGATGAGATTGACGGAACACCAGATACAGATCACTCAGCTAATGGTCCTCAAACAGAGACTTTCAATGCAGGTGCCACTATCGCAGCCGGTGAGGTTGTATACATGCACACTGACGGTGAATGGGCATTAGCAGATGCAGACGCTACAGCTACAGCAGAGAAGTTAATTGGTATCGCTCTTGAAGCAGGTACAGATGGAAACCCAATGCTAACAGCTCTTCCAGGTTCCTTTGTCCGAGACGATACATGGGCTTGGACAGCAGGAGATACTTTATATCTATCACTAACAGCAGGTGACTTATCTGCTACAGTGACAGCTACGGCTGAAGACGATGTGAGTAGGGTTATCGGTTACGCTGTTTCAGCAGACGTTATCTACCTACAACCACAACAAGGTGTAATCC